AGCCGGACGCCGATCCGCTCGACCTGCTCTGTCACCTGGCCTTCAACGGCCCGCTGCGGACGCGGCGGGAGCGCGCCCAGCGCCTCCGCTCCGAACGCCGCGACTTCTTCGAGCAGTACGGCCCCGAGGCCCGGCAGATTCTCGACGAGCTGCTCGACAAGTACACCGAGCACGGCACGGCGCAGTTCGTCATCCCCGATGTGCTGGAACTGCCGCCCATCAACCAGCACGGCAACGTCATCGAGATCGCCGGCAAATTCGGCGGCGTTGAGCCTCTGCGCCAGGCAATCAAGCAACTGCAAACACTGCTGTACGCGGCGGCATGACCGCGAAGGTAACCGAAATGGCCAAGAGCAAAGCCAAGAAGGCTGAACAACCCAAGACGACGGCACAGCAATTGGGAAGCCTTATCAAGTCAGCGCGCGACATCATGAGAAAGGACAAGGGGCTCAACGGCGACCTGGATCGCCTCCCCTTGCTGACCTGGATCATGTTCCTCAAGTTTCTCGACGACCGCGAGAAGCTGGAGGAAGCCCGCGCCGGCATCGGCGGCAAGAAATACAAGCCTGCCATCGAGGCCCCCTACCGCTGGCGCGACTGGGCCGCCAACAAGCAGGGCATCACCGGCGATGCGCTGATCGCCTTCATCAACCAGGACGAGGCCACGCGGCCTGACGGGTCGCGCGGTCCAGGACTGCTTGCCTACCTGCGCGGCCTGCAATCCACGAACGGCGACCGTCGGCGCGACGTCATTGCCAACGTGTTCGGCGGCGTCATCAATCGCATGATCTCCGGCTACCTGATGCGAGACGTGATCAACCTGGTCGATGGCATCCATTTCGATTCGTCGGAGGAAATCCATACCCTGGCCCGCCTCTACGAGTCCATGCTCCGCGAGATGCGTGATGCCGCCGGTGATGCCGGCGAGTTCTACACGCCCCGGCCCGTCATTCAGTTCATGGTCGCGGTGACCGATCCTCGACTTGGCGAAGTAGTTCTGGACCCCGCCTGCGGCACCGGCGGGTTCCTGGCCGAAACCTTCGCCCATCTGGAAAAGCAGTGCAAGACCGTCCAGGACCGGCGCACTTTGCAAGAGCGCAGCATCCGGGGCGGCGAGGCGAAGCCGCTCCCCTACATGCTGGCGCAGATGAATCTGCTCTTACACGGCCTCGACGCGCCGGCCATCGAGTACGGCAACAGCCTCGCCGTGAAGCTCACCGAACTCGGCGACCGGGATCGCGTGGATGTGATCCTGACCAATCCGCCGTTCGGGGGCGAAGAAGAAGCTGGCATTCGCAACAACTTCCCCAGTGACAAGCAAACCAGCGAAACGGCCCTGCTGTTCCTGCAACTCATCATGCGCAAACTGAAACGGCCCGGCGCAGGCAACGAGCGCGGCGGCCGGGCCGGCATCGTCGTTCCCAACGGAACACTGTTCGGCGACGGCGTCGCCGCCCGCATCAAGGAGGAGTTGCTCAAGGAGTTCAACCTGCACACGATTGTGCGATTGCCGAATGGGGTTTTCTCCCCCTACACGAACATTCCGACGAATCTGCTTTTTTTCGACCGGTCAGGTCCGACCAAGGAAGTTTGGTTTTATGAGATTCCGTTGCCGGAGGAACGTAAGAACTACTCAAAGACGAAGCCAATGCAATTCGAGGAGTTCGCGGAGTGCATCCGATGGTTTCAACTAAAGCGCCGGCGAGAAACAGAACATGCCTGGCGAGTGCCCATTGGTCACCTCCTTGCTTATGACGATTTTGGCAAGCTGACATCTTGCAATTTGGATATAAAGAATCCAAATAGTCCTGCCGGTCTAGAACATGTGCCTCCAGGAAGACTTGCCGAACACATTCTTCAGAAAGAACGCCGCATTACGGAGTTAATCCAATCGATCCAGGCAACCCCAGGTCGTCAAGGCCAGAGCATGCCTTGGCCTATCGTGCCTCTGCGAGAAGTGCTGAAGCATCGAAAAGAATTTGTCGAGATCGATGACCTCAGATCCTACAAGCGCTGCCGGGTACAGTTGCACGCAAAAGGCATTGTCCTCCGCGACAATGTACTTGGGGCAGCGATCAAGACGAAGAAACAACAGGTTTGTCGAGCGGGCGAATTCTTGGTTGCCGAGATCGACGCGAAAGTCGGCGGCTTTGGAATTGTCCCCGACGAGCTAGATGGGGCGATCGTTAGCAGCCATTACTTTCTGTTTCAAATCGATGAATCAAAGCTGGATCGCCGGTTTCTGGGGTATTACATCCAGACCCCTTCGTTTCGTGGCCAAGTGGAGGCCCAGGGTTCGACGAACTACGCGGCTATCCGACCGCACGAAGTACTCGAGTACGAGATTCATCTCCCGCCCCTTGCGGAACAGCGAGAATTGATCTGCATCGCTGAGCGGATCGAAGAGGCCAGGGCAATTCACGCCTTAGTCGGCAAGGAGTTGGCTGCGATGATTCCATCGCTATTGAGCACTACGGGAAAAGGGCAGGAGGACGATGATCCATCGGCGAGAACGACAACTCACCTGGGAAATAGCAATGGGAAGTAAACGTAACTCGTTTGGGCGAGCATTGCGCGAAAAGCGTATTGAAAAGGGCTTCAGTCTTCGTCGATTTGCCGCCGAGGTTGGCGTCAGCCCGACCTACCTGTCCCAGGTTGAACAAGGCAACGTCGATCCGCCGACGGCCGAGCGGGTGCATCGCATGGCGGAACTGTTGGGCGAGAATCCCGACGAATGGATCGCCTTGGCGGGCCGCGTTCCAGAAGACTTGCCGGAGATTATTCAGGACGTGCCGACCGAGGTGCCAGACCTGCTGCGCTCTGTCAAGGGGCTGACGCCCGAGCAGATTCGGAAGCTGCGCGAGAGCGCTGAGCGCATGAAAAGGGAGGCCAAGTGACATGGCGCGACGATCATCGACTACCGGATCGAAACCACATTTCTTGACTCCTCAGGAATTCGAGGACGAAGCCGCGCTGCTCCTCACGGAATACGGGAACAAACACGGCCAGGTAACCGCACCTCCAGTGCCTATCGACGACATCGTCGAGGGGCACCTGAAGCTCGCGATTGAATACCGCGATCTGCGCGCGGATTATCCTGAGGGCGATGTGCTGGGATGCATCTGGTTCAACGACAAGAAGATCGCCATCGACATGAGCCTTGTTCCCGAGGAACACCCTGCCATGCTCGGCCGCTATCGCTTCACGCTGGCGCATGAGCTGGCTCACTGGCGGCTGCACCGGTACCTCTACTTGCACCGTGCGAACGAAAAGTCGCTGTTCCCGTGCGGCCGCGAACGCCCCGATCACGTGCTCCGCTCGCGGCAAAGCGACCCTCTTGAGTATCAGGCCAACCACCTCGCCAGTTGCTTGCTCATGCCGCGCGAGATGCTGAAACGTGCCTGGCATGAATGGCGCGGCAGCATGGACCCGATCTACCTGCCCGACCTGCGAGCGGAGGTCGGCGACGCAGGATCGGACGAGATGATCCTGGAGAACGCAATCCGCCCGCTGGCCGGCACGTTTCAGGTATCAGCCGAGGCGATGCGGATTCGGACCGAAGGGATGCAGCTCTTGCTGCGGGAAAAGTTACCCTCGCTGTTCTGAAACCAGGGCGGCATTTTTTTTCGTCTGGCGTTTACTGTTCCCCGAACATGGACGCCTCAACCTGGGAGGGCCAGGGTATGGCCAATTCGTTCGACCTGCGGAAGGTGCTCAAGCAGATTTCCAACATTCACCTTCAACAGTTCTTTGCCAAGCGCGGTGAACTGCACGACGTGCCCTGGGACGGACTCAAGGAGCACAAGATCGCCCCCATCGTCGAGGCGATCCAGGTACTGTCGCCCGCCAAGCGCCGGCAGGTGCAGATCTTGTTCAAAAGCTTCCTTCGCTTGTCCGACAACGCCGGCCTCAAGGTTCTCTTGGAGGAACTCAAGGAACGCTATCCGAAGAAGGTCAAGCACTGGGAGGCGCTGAAACGCCGTTTGGACAAGGTGCTGTGGACCTACCTGAACGCGCAGGACGCCTTCGAGGAAGCCGTGGTGTTCGCCCGCGCCGACTCGCTGACGACCACGCGATACTTTCAGCGTTGGCCGGCTATCAAGTGCAGCGACTTCGCGGTGACCGACGAGAACATCGCGGCCCTTAAGGAGGTGCTGAGCAAGCATTACCGGGAGAAGGAGCTGCGCGGCGAGCACTGCGAAATCCACCACTACACCCGGCGCAACGGGGCGGAATACCTGTTCGCCTACCTGCCCGACTGGCCCGACAACTTCATGGTTTTCAATGACGATGGCGAGCTGCAATCGCTCGACGTGCCGACGGCCTTCACCAACCTGTTCGTCTACACGCCCGCGACCGGCATGCTGGAGATGATCGCGGCCGGCGGCAAGCCTGCCCAGAAGGAACTGCGGCGTCTCTTCTGCCAGGGGATGCTGGGTTTCAGCGATGTCGAGGACGCCGCCCCCGAGCGGCCCGCGTACCTCCTCGATCATCTGCTCGACCCCGGATTCAAGTTCACCTGGGAACCGGCGGACCGGATCGAGGAAGTGCAGGTCTCGCGCCTGCTGGTCTTGCCGACGGTCGAGGACCATGATCTGGATGGGTTGGGCCTGCGTCTGCGGCTCGGCCTGCCGTGGGGCCAGGCCCTGGAAAACCTCGACGCCCTCCTGGCCAGCCGCGACCTGAGCCGGTCCCAGGTCGGCGTCGAAGAAGTGCGCATCCGCGTGCAACTGATGGGAGACGGCGAACGGCGCGGCCGGGTGCTGACCATCAACGTGACGCCCCGGTCGTGCGACCTGAAGAGCCAGGACGATGATGACCTGCGCGTCCTCGGCGAGAAATGTCTTCGTGCATGGGGTATCGATCATGCTTGATCCGCTGACTTACTTCTGGCCCATCGTGGAGTCTGTCACCGGCGTGGTGCCGGCAAGCGGCATGAGCCGCTGGCCCAAGGACTCGCGCGAGCGCTTGCTTGCGGCGGGTCTCTTGAAGGCCGCGGGCACGGCCAAGCGCGTTCGTTGTCCCGCCTGCGACCGCAATCACATCGAGGAGGTCGTTGCGCGTGAAGCGGCCGAGGGGCAGGTGCGGTACTACGTTTCGTGCCCGGAGGTGATGCGCGCGGAGGTCCGGCCGGACGAATTGCAACAGTTCGCCGTCGATGTTCCCCTGTTGGCCCGGAGCATCGCCTTATCGCTGTCCCTGTCGGGTCCAAGAAAGGCGCTGGCGTCGGACCGCGTCTGGCACTGCGGCCGGCTCGCCTGGCACGGCAGCCTACGGGATGTGTTGTTCGGGCGCGGCTTGGTTCGCAAGGACGCCGGCGGCTTCCGCTCTGCGTTTGCGCTCCAAACCATGCTCCATCCGCTCGTGTTCGTCCCTTCGGAGATTCCGCCAGCTGACTTCTGGGGCGACGCCACGCCGACCGTCATTCAGCTTTCACGGATCACGGCGTTGAATGGCGGCGCGATGGTCCTCGACGAGGCCGTCTTGACCGCTCTGATTTGCCAGGCCGAGGAAGCGGACGCGGCTGCCGCCTTCGTGTTTCGGCGCTACGGCGAGTTCTGGCGGCTCACCTTCGATGGCCAGACGGTCTACCTGAAGGATTCCGTGGGTCTCGCCTATATTGCTCGCCTGCTCAAGGAGCCCCATCGTGACATTCCCGCCGTCTCGCTGCTCGCCGCCCGTGCCGGGATCGACCCGCGGGTCGCGTCGGGTTCGTCAGGCAAGCTGCTCGAAGAGGCAGACCGCGAGAAGTACCAGAATCTCTACCGCGAATACACGGAAGAGCTTGAAGAAGCGAAGAGAAACAATGACCTCGGCCGCATCGAGCACTTGCAAACACAAATGGATGGCCTCGCCTCCGAGATTGCCCGTGCGACCGGCCTGGGCGGTCGCAGCCGGGAAAAGACGGACGCCGACAAGGTACGCAAGTCGGTCTCGATGGCGGTCTCGCGCGACATCGAACGAGTCGCCGGCGAGCATGCCGCTCTCGGTCGCCATTTGAACGCTGCAATCAATTCCGGCTACACGTTCCGCTACGCCCCTGAGCAGCCCATCGACTGGTTGACCTGATCCTCACCTCCACTTCCCCGGATGCCACACCCTTTGTGGCATCGCCACACGAGCTGTGACGCCCGCCTCTCGACCGAGAGGCACATAACCTGGCAGTCACCAATCGTGCTCGTGTGGTCTTGCGGTGACGCACCGCAGCACAGCGCTTTCGCTCCTCATGGAGCGATGTCCGTGGTCGCAGCCTCCGGTCGGAGGCTGTCATGGATCAGTTCCAAGGGAAAGAGTTCGTCCTTACCGATTACGCCAAGAACCTCATCAAGTTCAAGGCCCGCCAACTCAGTCAACGCCAAGACTTCCAGTCCACAGAGCCGGAGGACCTGCAACAGGAACTCTGGCTCGCCCTCGTCAAAGCGGCCGAGCAGTTCGATCCGGCGAAGGCGTCGCTCGACACGTTCATCGACCGCGTGGTGAACACCGCCGTGGCGATGTTGCTGCGCGCCCGCCAGCGGCACAAGCGCGGCAACGGTTTCCGCACCCAGTCTCTCGACAGCGTGCGTGCGCCGAGGAGCGAAACGCCCGAACCTCTTTCGGCGGCGGTGTCGGTCGACGACCTGGCACGCCGCACCGGGGCGGAACAGCACGACGAAGCGAAGCGCCGCGAGGACGCTGAGGCGGTCGAGCATGCCCTGGCGCAGATGCCCGAGGAGATGCGCGACCTGTGCCGCCGGCTCATGGGCGGCACGGTCGCGTCGGTCGCCCGCGACCTGGGAGTCTCCCGCCGTCAGGTGAGAAAGGTCATCGCGGAGGCCAGGCCGTTCTTTGAACAGGCCGGGTTCGACCTGCAGTAAGCGCCGGACACGTCGGCTCGCGACGGCATACGTAACAGACGAGGCGATCACTGAGGCCGACTCTTTGGGGAGGCTGGTCATGAGCGGTTCCTTTGTGTTCGTGTTTGAGCCGCACGTCCCGTTGGCGGAAGCCGAGATGTCCTTGCATCTGGCCATGTTCGCCGTCGAGGGGCTGGCCGGCCGCGTCCAGGTCCGCCTGGACGCCAACTACCAGGTCGATGCGGACAAGCACGTCATTGCCATCGACGGGAGCAACCGCGTGGGCCAGATGATCGCGCACGTCTTCGCCGGACTTCTTCTGCGGGAGTTCGGCGAAGACGCCTTCCACATCGAACGGGTCCATCCCGGCAATGAGCAATCGGTCACTACCCAACCCGAGGAGGTCCAGGCATGACTTTGATGTCGCGCGTCCAGCGGGGGCGGACCCCGAAGCCGCCGAGGCTGCTCGTCTACGGCACCGAGGGGATCGGTAAGTCCACCTTCGCCGCCGGCGCACCCTCGCCCATCTTCATCCAGACCGAGGACGGCCTGGACGAGATCGCCTGCGAGAAGTTTCCGCTGGCCACGACCTTCGACGACGTGGTCGGCGCGCTGGCGGAACTCCGCATCGAGAAGCACGACTACGAGACCGTCGTCATCGACTCGCTCGACTGGTTGGAGCGCCTCGTGTGGGACAAGCTGTGTGGCCAATACGGCGTCAACTCCATCGAGAAGGTCGATGGCGGCTACGCCCGCGGCTACACGCACGCTTTGACGTTTTGGCGCGAGATCATCGACCACCTCAACACGCTCCGCAGCGCCCGCAGCATGGTGGTGCTGTTGATCGCCCACTCCAAGGTCGAGCGCTTCGAGGACCCGGAATCCTCGCCCTACGACCGCTACTCGCCGCGCCTGCACAAGCATGCCGCCGCGCTGGTCAGCGAGTGGTGCGACGCCGTGCTGTTCGCCACGCGGAAGATTCGGACCCAAAGCGAGGACGCCGGGTTCAACCGCAAGCGCACCATCGCGCACGCGATCGGCAAGGACGGGGGCGAGCGCATCCTGCGCTGCGTCGGCGGGCCATCGTGCATCGCCAAGAATCGTTACGGGATCGCCGAGGAGCTGCCCCTGTCGTGGGCGGCATTCGTGGCGGCCCTTTCCAACTCCCAAAAAGAAGGAGCCAAGACCAATGGCTGATCTGCGCGGCTTCGATGCCAACCAGGTGGAACCGTCCACCGACTTCGATCCGATCCCGGCCGGCAAATATCTCGCCGTCGTCACCGAGAGCGAGATGAAGCCGAACAAGGCCGGCACCGGGCACTTTCTCCAGCTCACCTTCCAGATCATGGAAGGCCCGTTCAAGAACCGCCTGCTGTGGACGCGGCTGAACCTCGACAACCCGAACGCGACTGCGGTGCAGATCGCGCGCGCGGAGCTGTCCGCCATCTGTCGGGCCGTCGGCGTGCTGGCTCCCAACGACTCGGTCGATCTGCACAACTTGCCCTTGGTGATCCATGTCAAGTGCAAGAAGCGCGACGACACCGGCGAACTGGCCAACGAGATCAAGGGCTACGCCAAGAAGGAGTCGCTGGCGGCAGCGCCGGTGAACACGCAGCCGCAGGCGAACAGCACGCCCCCGTGGAGGCGCTCTTGATGTTCGAGATCGTGCTGCCCTACCCGCCGTCCATCAATCATTACTGGCGACGGGTGGGGCCGCGAACGCTGATCAGCCGCGAGGGCCGCCGCTTCCGCCAGCGCGTGATGGCGGTCCTCGCGGCCCGGGGCGTGCAACCGCTCCAGGGACCGCTCGCCGTCGAAGTCGAGGTCTATCCGCCCGACAACCGCCGGCGGGACATCGACAACGTACAAAAGGCGCTGCTCGACGCGCTCCAGCACGGCGGCGCTTATCTGGATGACAGCCAGGTCGTTCGCCTGGCCATCGTAAAACGGGAGCCCGTCGATGGCGGGAAGACCCTTGTCCGCATTCGGAACGAGTGATGCTGATCCTGCGACCATATCAAGAGGAGGCGAAAGCCGCCGTCTACCAGCACCTGCGCACGCGGGATGACAACCCCTGCGTGGTGATCCCGACCGCCGGCGGCAAGACGCCCGTCATGGCCTCGATTTGCAAGGATGCGGTGGGCCAGTGGAACGGCCGCGTGCTGATCCTGGCGCACGTCAAGGAACTGCTCGAGCAGGCGACCGACAAGCTCAATGCCGTCTGCCCCGAGGTCCGCTTCGGCGTCTATTCGGCCGGGCTCAACCGCCGCGACACGGCGCACGCGGTCATCGTGGCCGGCATCCAGTCCGTCTACAGGCGGGCCTGCGAGCTGGAAGCGTTCGACCTCGTCGTCATCGACGAGGCGCACATGATCCCGCTCGAAGGCGACGGCATGTACCGCCAGTTCTTGGCCGACGCCAAGGTCATCAACCCGAACCTGCGCATCATCGGCTTCACCGCCACGCCGTTTCGGATGAAGACCGGGCCGATCTGCACGGCCGACGGCTTCTTGAACGCTATCTGCTACGAGGTTGGCGTCCGCGAATTGATCCGCGACGGCTACCTGTGCCCGCTCATCACCAAGGCCGGCATCAACAAGGTCGATACCAGCGCCTTGCACGTGCGCGGCGGCGAATACATCGCGGGCGAGGTCGAGGACCTCATGGACCAAGACTCCCTGGTCGAAGCAGCGTGCGGCGAAACGGTCGGCTACACCGGCGACCGCAAGGCGGTGCTGATTTTCGCCAGCGGCATCAAGCATGGTGAGCACATCGTCCGCGTACTGAAGGACCGGCACGGCATCACGTGCGGCTTCGTCACCGGCGACACGCCGATCGACCAGCGCGACGCGATCCTGGCTCGATTCAAGGCCGGCGGCCTGAAGTACCTGTGCAATGTCAACGTGCTGACCACGGGCTTCGACGCTCCGAACATCGACTGCGTGGCGTTGATCCGGCCGACGCTCTCGGCAGGGCTCTATTACCAGATGGTCGGCCGGGGCTTTCGCCTTCATCCGAGCAAGCAGAACTGCCTCGTCCTGGACTTCGGCGGCAATGTGCTGCGGCACGGCCCGGTCGATCAAGTCCGCGTCAAGGAACACGCCGGCAATGGCAACGGTCAGGCCCCGGCCAAGGAATGCCCCGAGTGCCTGTCGGTCGTGGCAGCCGGCTACGGGCGCTGCCCGGACTGCGGCTACGAGTTCCCGCCGCCGGAGCGCAAGAAGCATGACGGCAAGGCCAGCGAGGCCGGCATCCTGTCCGGGCAAGTGACGACCACGAAGTACACGGTGGAGGACGTTTTCTACAGCGTCCACAAGAAGCGCAGCGCAGGCGACGACGCGCCCCGCACCATGCGCGTCGATTACAAGCTGGGCTGGAACAAGTTTCAGTCCGAATGGGTCTGCTTCGAGCACGACGGCTATGCCCGGCAGAAGGCGGCTGCCTGGTGGAGGCGACGTTCGCCTGACCCCGTCCCGGAGACGGCCGAGGAGGCAGTCGCCCTGGCGCAGGCAGGACGCCTGGCCCCCACGCACGCGATCAGCGTCCGCAGCGTTACGGGCGAGGAGTACGACCGGATCATCGGCTACGAGCTGGGCGACGTCCCGCCGCCGATGGAACTGGGCGACCAGGATCTGCCGGCGGACGCTCTCGACTTCCCGTTCGGCTACAACGCGGTCGCCGTGGAGGAGGAGATTCCGTGGTGATGCCGGGCGAGCTGCTGACGGCTGCGCTTCGCTACGCCGAGATGGGCTATCCGGTCTTCCCCTGCGCGCCGGGCGGCAAGTCGCCGCTCACCGAGCACGGCTTCCGCGACGCGACCGTCGATCCCGAGCAAATTGAACGGTGGTGGACCCAGCACCCCAGCGCCAACATCGGCATCCCCACCGAGGGGCTGGTGGTCATTGACATCGACGGCGAAGGCAACCCCTGGCCCGTCGATCCCGAACGGATGCTCGACTTGGCGGCGGGGCCGATGGCGCTGACGCCGCGCGGCGGCAGCCATCGCCTGTTCCGGCAGGCGGCAGGCAAGCACTGGCGCTGCACCGAGGGCCGGCTGGCCCCGAAAGTCGATACCCGCGCCGACGGCGGCTACATCGTGGCCCCGCCATCCGTGGTCGAGGGCGGGAAGGCCTACCGCTGGGCACCGGGCCTGGAACTCGACGACCCGCCCGACCGCCTGCCCGAACCGCCGCCCTGGTTAGCCCAGGAACTCGACGGGTTGGCCGGGGCTACCACGAAGTCCGGCCTGGCCGCGCCATCGGCCAACGGAACGCCCACGTTGGCCCACGTCGCGGCCGGCCCGCCCGAGGCGAACGCGATCCCGGAGGGCCAACGGAATGCGACCCTGGCGCGATTGGGCGGGAATATGCGCAGGGTGGGGATGTCCCAGGCCGAGATCGCGGCAGCGCTGCTCCAGACCAACAATGACCGCTGCTCGCCGCCGCTGTCGCCGCGCGAGGTCGAGCGGATCGCCGCCAGCATCGCCAGGTACGAGCCGGACCAGGTCGCGGTCGCCCTGGCCGAGAACCATTGGGACCAGATGTACGCCGAGGCGCCGGCCGATGAAGAAGCCGTCGCCAACCCGGACCCCGGCCCGATCCCCGATCATCTGTTGCGCGTGCCGGGCTTCATCGAGGAGGTGATGGCCTACACACTCGACACCGCGCCGTACCCGGAACGGGTCATGGCCTTCTGCGGGGCACTGGCGCTGCAGGCCGTGCTGGCCGGGCGCAAGGTCCGCGACCCGATGGGCAACCGGACGAACCTTTACATCCTGGGCCTGGCCAACTCCGGCGTCGGCAAGGACCACGCCCGCAAGGTGAACCAGCGCATCTTGTACGAGGCGGGCCTGGCCGAGTGCCTGGGCAACAGCTTCGCCAGCGGCGAGGGGATCGAGGACCGGCTGTTCGTCCAACCCGCCGTGCTCTACCAGGTGGACGAGATCGATGGCTTGCTCCTGCGGGTCAGCCAGGCCAGGGACGCGCGGCACGAGCAGATCGTGTCGATGCTGCTGCAGATGTATTCGAGCGCCAGCGGCGTCTACGTGATGCGTGCCAAGGCTGGCCGGGAGCGGACCGTCATCGATCAACCGTCCCTGTCAATCTTCGGCACCGCCGTGCCCAAGCAGTTCTACGAGGCCCTGTCGCGGCGGCTCTTGACCAACGGCTTCCTGGCCCGCATGGTCGTGCTCGAATGTCGTCGGCGCGGCACCGGCCGCGAAGACGGCGACCGGCCGCCGCCCGCCTCGATCCTTGACATCGCCCGCTGGTGGGCCGAGTTCCGGCCCGGTGCAGCACCTGGCAACCTCAGCGACTGGCATCCCGAGCCGCGCCTCGTTCCGCAGACCGACGACGCCAGGGAGCAATTTCGCAAGCTCCGCGAGCAGGCTGACGCGGCCTATTCGCTGGCCGAGACGCGCAACGACACCGTGGCGATGGCGATCTGGGCGCGGGCCTACGAGAAGGCCCGCCGCCTGGCGCTGCTCCACGCCTGCAGCGCCAACCACGTCGATCCGGTCATCGGCCCGGAGGCGGTCGCCTGGGCGGGATCGTTCGTGGATCACCAGACCCGGCGGATGCTGTTCATGGCCGGCTGCCACGCCAGCGAGAGCGAGTTCGACGCCAAGCGCAAGCGTCTGCTGGAGGTGCTGGCCCAGTGGCGGGAGCAGCACGGCGACGAGTGGATGCCGTTCTGGCGCATCAACCGGCGGCTGCCGTGGACCAACCGGGAGCATGAGGAGGTCAGGGCCACGCTGCTGGAGCAACGGCTCATCGAGGCCAGCGTCGTGCAGACGCGGGGCCGCCCCGGCGCGGTGTATCGCCTGCTTCCGTCGAACCCGCCGAGCGAGGAAGGCACATCATGAACGACTTATTGCGCTTCTTGCTGTTGTTGCGCGGGGCCTCACACACGAGAGCGAAGGGAGAGGGAGTGGCGCGCGAGGGGGGAGCAATAACAACAAGAAGTCTTCTCTCTCTTCTCTCTCCCTCGTTTCCCTTGCCGGATAGGTACTTCCGGGCCTTATTGCGCTTTTTGACCCCGGCGGGAACAGCGGCGAACCGCACGACAGTTTGTTTTCCGTGTCCGAACGTGGAGGCCGCATGACCGACGCCACCCCGATTGACCGT